CATCCAAATATCTGGTTTTGATTTTATACTTGGAATAAGATAAGATTGTAAAAACTTCCAGTTTTCATGGTCGTTTAAAAAACCTCCTGGTGTATCACCCCACCTTTGAGGTAATATTTTAACATCAAATTTATCTAACTCGATTATTGATTTAACTACATCTCTAGAACGTGCTCCATATCCACTATAAGTGTCAATTGGGCAACTTATATAAAAAACTGATTTGCTCATTAATATGTTATTTTGTGATTTAAATATTTTCCTTTAACTTCTGAAGTATTGATTAATTCATAATCAGCTCTTGGTTTCCATTTTTCAAATAGTTCATCAAATGCTTCAATTACTCTTTCACCTTGTTTAGCTGAGTAGAATCCTGCTTCTTCACTTAAACACCATTCTCTACCTTTTAATCCTCTAGCTTCACGTTCTTCTTTACTTAAATTATAAACTTCTGTTATTCTAGCTGATATATCATCAAATGAAGCTCTATCATCGTAAATATAAGGTGTCATTGGTGAACCTTGAATTGATATATTAGTTGGGTAAACTGGAAATGCCCATTCACCATGTTTCTTAAATGTACCTCTATGGTTAGAAGGAATGTCTGCATCTGGTGTAAACCAATTATCATTATCATCTACAAATCTCATTTGATCTTGCATTCCACCTGTTGTATTAGCTATAATAGGTGTACCTGATAGCATTGCTTCGGTTAATGTTAATCCCCATCCTTCATTTGAAGTACATAATGTTTGAACATCTGCTAAATTGTATAAATAATTTAGTCCTTTTTTGTCTAATTTATTAGTTGAAAATACAACACAACGATTATATTTTTCTCCAAATAAATATTCTTTTACTGCTTCTAAATCAGTACCATGATCTGTTGATAATTCAGTATGTAAAACTAATCTACATTTTAATGCCTCTTCTAATTCTAATGAATCTAAATGTAATCTAAAAGCCATCATCGTATCTGGAATTTGTTTACGTCTAATGTTTCTAGAGTTAAAGAATGTAACAAAATTTACCTCATCACCTTTAAATACTTCTGATCTAAACTTTTTAAAGTCATTATATTCTTCATGACCTTCTTTAATTGGATAAAAGTGTTTATGATCTAATCCGTGTGGGATATATTTAAATATTCTGTTTTCATTATCACAATCAGCTAAAACCAATTTATTAATATTAACTGTTTGTTTTGAAATACCCATTAGTAAATCACAAGCTTCATAATATGGTTGGTTATATCTTGGTGCTGGATAATCATCCCAAATGTTTAAATATGCTATAGGGCATATTTTTCTAATTTGATCTTCCATATTAAATATGTGTAAGAAATACCTAGGATCAGTAAATAACATTACAGCATCTGGTTTCTCCATATTAATAATATTATGGATTTCTTGTGTTGTGCCATAACCATTTACACAATACATAAAAACTGAAGCATCTTCTACTCCAGTTACTTTTTTAGTATCTGCACTTAAATCTAATCTTTTCCCGTTTTCTGGATGTTTAATAGCTCCACCTACATTTACCCAATTAAAGTGTTGGCAAGTATGTGTAACAATTTCTTTAGCAACAGTAGCTACTCCTGAATGTACTCTAATATCATCACAGATTAGTAGTATTTTCTTTCTCTCATTAGGAGGAAGATATTTAAAACTTTTATTCATTCGATTTGTTATTTATAGTTCGATGTTAGTTTGATTGTTGATTTTTTTCCTAAAATCTTCGTCCGTAAGATACAAAAATATTGATCGATCAGCAAGTTTTTGGAAAGAAAATTTACGTCTTACACATTCAACTTTAAAATCATCAAATAGATTGCTTTGTACTTTAACACTCGTTAGTGTCATTTTTGCTTTATTGGCCATAATTTTTATTTTTTAATAACGTTTAATTATACATATATCAGAATATCAATAAATTATCCCTTTGTCACATAGTTCCTTTTCTTCCTTATAAGGACAAAAAGTACAAGTCCATTTAGACGGTGTTGCTGGGTATTCTTTATCTTTATGTTTACCTGTAGGACTAAAACACTCTGATATAAAGTCGTTTATTGCTGTTTTAGCTCTTCCTAATTTTATTTTTCCACTTGGTGGTACAAATTGCTGTACTCTATATGCTTGGTATGGTGACATAATATTGTCATCATCTATGTCTAATACCTTCCTTTTAAGTATAAAAAATTCAATCTCAATTTTATCTAAAGGTATCCCGTATTGTTCAGAGAAAAATTGTTTGTAAAGTAATAATTGGTATTGTTTATCCTCATCTTTTTTAGCATAATCATTCCACCCCTTAGTACTGGTTTTAATGTCGATTATCTTAAATGTCTCTGTTGCTTCGTGGTATGTGACAACATCAAGATATCCCATATATAACACGTTATTTAACATTTTATTTGGTGCTATTACAATAGGTATTTCACAACCAACTAAATATGTACCTTTTTTACTAAAATATCTGCTACGTTTTTTCTTAAACCATTCTAAAATAGCAATCCCATCTTCAAAAAATTCCCTCATTTCAGTTGCATCTGAGAAGTGAGAATTATTATTTTTTTTATATTGTGCTTGATATTCAGAGATATAAGCGTTTTGGAAATGGTCTTTTATATCTATTTCTCTATCTGCAGCAGCAAATGATTTTTCATATGCTACATCTAAATAGTGTTGCATTGATTCGTGTACAGCAGTTCCAAATACAGTATGAATTGAAGATGTAAAACGTTTGATTTTATCCTTATATTGTAACTTCCACCTTTGAGGGCACCCTCTAAATATACTCATTTGGGAAAAAGAAACATTTTTCTGGAATGCGTAATTCAATGGTGGGGGAGGATTATTTCTAATCTCCTTAACTATATTAGGAATTTTTTTAGCCAAACTATTTTTTCCATTTGTTACGACCTACTAAAAGACCGATTATACCATAATTGGCAATATCAATAAATGTATCTTGTATACCTTCACCTTCAACAAATGATTTACCATTAATTAATAGGTTTTTTAAACGTGATATTTTATCAGTTAATCTAATACATAACCCAGTTAGTGAGAATTGTTTGTCATCGCTGTTATTAACGATATCCCCGCCTAAAGCAATGTTATTTAACCCATAATCCATATGTTTACGGGCAAACATTTCATACATTTCTTTTTGTATATTTTGAAACTCTTTAGATAATTCTGGGTATTCATGTTCGAATATTTCTATAGGGGTTGAATTTATATTTGGTACTTGCTTTTTAGGTCTTTTTAAGCCTCCCTTGGCATCCATTATTTCTCTATCACTCATAACTTTTTCTAATTGTATAGCATTGGCACCAAAGTGACCAGTACTATTGATTTTGTTTTCTAAACTTTCCATGTATTTTTTAACTGAATCACCCATTGATCTGCTGTTCTAGTGAAAAATACTTATCTATTGCTGCTAACCTATCATCGGCATCAACTAACATAGCAAGTGCTTCTTCAGCATTTTTATAAAAGTCTCCTGTTGTGTGGTCACCAATTCCGACTGCTCTATCACCTAATAATTCAAGTGATAATAGTGCTTTTGCTTTATCTGCTATTGCAGATGTACGTAGCATATCTATTAATTTATTCATTTTAAAATTTTAGTTATTTCTTTTTTTTCTAATCCTTGATCCTCTAATATACGACGAATTTGTTTGGTATCCAACAAATTCATGTAGTCTTTTGCTTCAATCCTCGAACATTCCCAATAACTAGATAATTTTTCTAATAATTCTTTACTCGGTTGCTTTATTTTTGATTTAATGTATTTATTCCATTGGTTATTTCTAGGTATAAATTCTCTATAAATATTATATATCATTCGTTTTTCTTGGGGCGGCATTTCTTGAACATAATTTACTACCTCAATATAATCTTTGTTCATAGACATAAACCTATGAATCATATAACTATTAAATACTTCCCAATCTTTATCGCTGAAATCACTTACAGGTTGTTTAATGGAATTTATTTGTTTTAACCAATCGAATACATTATTCATTTAGCAAAGCTCATCTTTAAGTTCTTCTCTTAATTCTGCTGGAATTCCTTCACCTAATATTTTCATATTTGTTGGATCATAAAATACAGGGATTGGCATAATAGCATCATTATCTGTTCCTGCTACGAATTTTGAGATTTTTCTTAAGATAACTCCTGATTGGAATATACTTTTGCCCTCGGCGTTTGTAATACCTTCTGTTGTCTTTAGATCAACATTCATTTGAGGGACTTGTTGGTTTTGATGTTTCATTTATTTATTATTTATTATTTGATTAATTAAACTCATTGCATTAATTTCTTTATCTATTCTAAAATTAGCTTTATATTGGTGATCATTTATTAATACTGCTACTGTACCTATTTTGTTAGGCAAATATTCATCAGCATTATCATATAAAAATTTAAATAATTGATCAAAATCATCTATATTAGAATCAGCTATTATCTGTCTAATAGTAACAAAACTTGGTTTAGATTTTTTAAGTTCCCCAAGGATAGTAGCTAAATAACTTGTTGATACTAGTAATGAATCATCCAGATCTAGACTTCCATCTTTACTACTGGATTGAATCGTGTTAAGCATTTTTCTTAAGTCAGGGTAGTATTGATTAACTACTTTACCAATGGCAATAGGTTCGAACTTAATACCTTCCTTTTTACATATATCAGCTAAGTGTATAGCTACTTCCTTTTTGGTTGGAGGAACTACCTTCAAAACTTGACACCTTGATTGTAAGGGGTCGATTATTCTTTCTACAAAATTACAAGTTAAAATAAAACGCGTCGTACGTGAGAAAGTTTCAATGATATTACGGAGAGAAGCTTGCGCTTGGATAGTAAGAAAATCAGCTTCATCCAGAATGACCACTTTAAGTGGTTTAAAAGACATTGTGCTCGCAAATCCTTGTACTTTATCCCTAATCGTCTCAATCCCTCTTTCATCAGAGGCGTTGATATAAAGATGATCGCAATCAAGATTTTTAATACAAAGTTTTGCCAAAGTAGTCTTTCCTGTTCCAGCTGGTCCATAAAATAAATAATTTTGGATATCGTTGTTTTTTAATTGCTGCGCAATTGATGCTTTTAATTTAGCATTACCAACGTATGTATCTAAAGTTACTGGTCTATATTTCTCGTTTAATAAACTATTGTCCGTATTCGCCATAAATTGAAAATAATTTTTCTTTTGGTGCTTCAATTACTACTTCTTCTGCGTTGATTGCATATAATGAACTTTGCAATGGTTCTAATCTATAATGACCTTTAAATCCAGTTTTAACCATATACGCTTCCAGAGTATCAGTTAATGTTTTATGGATAGGACCATTAGGGGCATTTGCAATCAATTGCCACTTATCGCCAGGAGGAACTCTCTTGGCGATTAGTATATTATTTTCTTCTATTTTAATTTTATTTTTCATAATTTAATTATTACATTAATGATCCAGTTTGAACATCAGAGGCTATTTTTAATTTTTCCTCAATTGATTTTTTATCTTGAGCCAAAGTACATTCTGTTAATAATACAGTACCTGCTACTGATGCGGCATTTAGTAACGCTAATCTACAAACTTTAGTTGGATCTATCACGCCTTTTTCTCTAAAATTAACAATATCTCCTGAATCAACATCAACACCCGCCCAATGATCATTTCCTGAATTAATTAAGTTATCGGCTAGTATTTGACCTTTGACTTCATCATAACCAGCATTAACTAAAATCTGATTAAATGGTTTTGAACAAGCAGTTTTTACAATATTTGCTCCAATTGAATCGGCTTCAATACCTGAGGAAGCATATAATAATGCTACTCCACCCCCTGGAACAATACCTTCATCTAATGCTGCTTTTGTAGCATGTAGAGCATCATCTACTCTATCTTTTTTCTCTAACATTTCTGTTTCAGTGTTACCACCCACATGAACAATTGCTACTCCTCCGACGAATTTTGATAATCGGTTTTGGAGTTGTTCTGTTTCGTACGGGGTCGTGGCTTTCTCGATTTGCGATTGTAGCTCTTCAACACGTGCTTCAATTGATTCAGCTTCTCCTTTTCCATCTACTATTGTTGTTTGTTCTTTAGTTACTGTTGCTTTTCTTGCTTCACCAAACCATTCCCAAGAGAATTTGTCTAGTTTCATTCCTTTTTGTTTATCAAATACTTTACCACCAGTTGTGATTGCAATATCTTCTAAAACTAATTTACGTCTATCACCAAAATCAGGTGCTTTTACAGCACACACATTAATTGTACCTCTCATTTTATTTACAATCAAAGTAGCTAATGCTTCGTTATCAATATCTTCTGCTATAATTAATAATGATTTACCTTGAGCTGATACTGCTTCTAATATTGGTAGTAATTCTTTTACTGAACTTAATCTATGATCCATAATTAAAATAGCTGGATTATCTAATATACTTTGCATTGAACCATTATCGGTTACAAAATAAGGTGATTTAAATCCTCTATCAAATTGCATTCCTTCTACAGTTTCAAGATAAGTGTCTCCAGTTTTAGATTCTTCAACGTGTACTACACCTTCTAAACCTACTTTTTCAATTGCTTTAGCAATTAATTTACCTGTTTCTTCATCATTATTAGATGATATTGTTGCAATTTGTTCTAATTGGTTTTCACCTGATATATCTTCAGCTATATTACTTTTAAGATTTTCTATAACTTTTTTAACTGTTTTATCAATATCTCTTTTAATTTGGACAGCATTTTCACCATTATCTAATGCTTGTAGACCATTTTTAATCATCTCTCTAGCTAATAATGTTGATGTTGTTGTACCATCACCTGCTTTATCTGCTGTTCTCATTGCTGCTTGTCTAAGCAATAATTGCCCTAAATGCTCTTCAGGATCAGATGTTAAAAATGATTTCGCAACTGTTACACCATCTTTAGTTGATTGTGGTGCTTCATTGTGCCCTCTAAATATAACAACATTTCTACCATTTGGTCCTAATGTTGACACTACTGCGTCTGCAAGTTTATCAATACCTCTTAATAATCCTTGTCTTGCTTCTTTACCGTACTTTACTTGATTTTCCATTAAATATCTGTTAAATTTTCTTTATCTTGTTCACTTATTTCTGTTGATTCTAAAGCATCTTCTATACTCACTTCTCGATCCATTCTTGCAAGGACATTATTTTCAGGTCCTACAAGATAATCTTCACCATTAAATGGTAATTTTGTGAATCCTTGAGTTGGTAGAACTACTCTATCACCTACTTTTAGTTGTGTTGGGATTTTATCACCTGTTAAGGTAAAATTACCATCTCCAACAGAAACTACTTCACCAAAAGTATTTGTTTCTTTACCCATATCTGGAACAATAATGTTCCCATATGTTTCTTCTTCAGCCTCTATAGGCTTAACTATCACTGCGTTATACAGTGCGACTAACTTGCTCATTTATAAATTGTTTAAGGTTTAATTCTATTGTTTTAAATTGTTCTAATACTTCATCTAAGTTTCTAGTCTCTTTATCATGTTGAAGGGCTTTAGATATAGCAAATAAAGCTGTACCTAAATTAGCATGGAATGAAATAGATTTTTCATAAGATTTGCTACCATTACCTTTACTTCTAAAGTGATTAGAATCTTTTTGTATAGTTTGGTTAACGGTGCAACAATTATCATCAATTGTTACAAAATACGGTTCCAATAAAGGATCCTTGATTACGGTGTGTGATTTTGCTTTTCTAGCCATATAACTTATTATTTTTCGTTGACCTAAATATACGAAATAGGATGCGCTAGGACACGCTTTTTTGGTAAAACTTTTATTTTATTTTAATAGACTTTGGTTTAGCTTCCTCAGCTAATGGTATAAAAATTTCTAATAAACCATTTTCTAAGGTGGCATCAATTTTTCCTAAATCAAATTTAGGTGCTATTTTATACCTTAAATCAAATGATTTTTTAGATAAACCATTATGAATCATTCCATCAGGGAAGTCATCTTCTGGTTTGTTATAACTTAT